ATAACAGCGGAATAAACGGCCTAGGCAGCTTTTCACGCAAACCGACTCGTTAGTTTTCAAAGGCTTACGCGAGTTTTGTGTAAAAAGATGGGTAGGCCGTATATTTACGGTTTTTATTTTTACGAGCAAAACCCATGAACTAAAAAAACATTCCGCAACAAAAAGATTTAGCCATGTCACCGAAAAAACGCAACTCAAACAATTCCGAACAAACCCATTGAGGTAATTATGGCAAACCTAATTAATACCGCAGAAATGGAAGAGCTGACCGGCGCCAAGGCCCCTGCAAAGCAGTGCGAAGTCTTGCGCAAAAACGGCATGCGTTTCACGTTGAGGGCTGACGGACGCCCGTCACTTTCATGGGAAGCGTACAACCGTCAGCTAGCAACCGAGACCGTTCACCATCAAGGCTTCAATCAAGGCCCAAGACTGGAAGCTGTGTAAATGGTAGGCAAAAGAAAGAATCCGGCTGACCAGTGGCTTCCGCCGCGCGTCTACCGAGGCAAGTCTCAATATGAGTATCGCCCGAAGTCAGGCGAAACCATAAAACTGTTGCCGCTAGTCAAAGGTGAGCCGGAAACTGAGGTTCTAAAGGCTAAGGTTTGGGCTGAGTATGCAAAAGCTAAGAGCGCACCAGTTAGCGTGGACGACATAAACAAACTGATTGATGCTTATCACAAGGGCGCGCAATTCTGCCAGCTTTCAGCCAATACGCAGGCCGACTACGGCCATTACTCAAAGCGGATTCGCAGGGTATTTGGGCACATGCTGCCGCAAGACGTTCAGCCGCCGCACATTCGCCAGTTTATGGACGCCCTTGCCGCCCAAGGTAAAATTGTTACTGCCAATCGCCATCACAGTTATTTAAGTGTGCTCTTTGGCTGGGGCATTGAGCGCTCCTGGTGCGACAAAAACCCGGCCAAGCAGGTTCGCAAATTTCGAGAGCAGGCGCGCGATAGGTATATAGAAGAGTGGGAATACGAGCTTGTCTTGCAGATAGCCAGAGCGAGCAGTTACCCATACTTGGCACCCATGATGGAGGTTGCTTACCTGTGCCGAGCAAGGTCCATAGAAGTGCGCGCCATGACTGAGGCTAACATGACGCCAGACGGCATCTATTTAAAACGAACAAAGGGAAGTATTAGCGAAATTACCGGCTGGTCAGAAAGGTTGCGCAAGGCGATTGCTGAAGCGAGGTCACTGTTCCCCGACTCGCCCACATCAATGGATCGCCCCCTATTCCACTCAAAAACCGGAATGGCTATACCCAAGGAGGCATTTAAAACTGCTTGGGGTCGAATCATGACCAAGGCAATGCAGAGCGGACTGAAAGAGCGGTTCACCTTCCACGATATTAAAGCTCGCGGAATTAGTGACCATGACAACAAGGCGAGCGGGCATCGCAGCAAGAAAATGCAGGCCGTTTATGATCGCAAGCCGGGCATTGTCCCGTCTACAAAATAGGCTAAACCGTTCCGAACATAAAAACCGCCATGCAGGCAAGTAAAGGCTTGCATGGCATCGAAAACAATGATTCATCTTTGGAAAAAATACACTAAGTTATTGATTGAAAAGGCTTGTGCCGAGGATTGTGATTCCAGTGGTCGTGGGTTCGAGCCCCATCAGCCACCCCAATCCCAATGCGCACTCCAAGTAAGCTCACGCTCACATTCAATCAATTTCCGAACATGTTTCCGAAGATGCAAACCGCCAAATAGGTTGCAACCTATGGATAGCTTCATTCCAAAAAACCCAGCTAAACACATGTTTTGGTCGAAAGCAGAAATTAAAAATCCTGACGAATGCTGGAGTTGGTGCGGCGCCATTTCAAAAAATGGTTATGGCTGCTATGCAATTGGGCGCACACGCGCATCCGCTCACAGGGTGGCTTACGAAATAGGTCACAAAAAACGAATTCCCGCCGGGCTTGTAGTTCGACACAAGTGTGACAATAAAAAATGCGTCAACCCTAGCCACTTAGAAATTGGCACCAGCAAGGAAAATTCCCAAGATATGGTTAGTCGAGGGCGCGCAAACAATGGCTGCCGAATAGGTGAAAATAATGGGAATGCAAAGCTCAGTTGCGACCAGATAGAGATGGTAAAGCATTTTATAGCGGCTGGGCGAACAAACAAATGGATTGCAAGCAGGGTCGGCGTAACGCACAGCATGATAAGCCGAATTAGGCTTGGCAAAAACTGGACCCGATCATCCTGAAAAACACGAAAATCACCAAAAATAACCCATTGATTTTGCTCAAGTTATTTTCGGTACGGAGAAAACATTTTAGCCGATTTTGATGCTTTTAGGCACCTGCAGCAGCGCCCCAATCAACAGTTGTTTCTAATTCGCGTCAGTGGCACTATCCTAAAAAATAGGAGTGGCCCACATGTTCAAATTGCCCAAAAACGACCCAAGAGACGAAAAGTTTATTAAGCGCGCCCATCAGGACCCAAGCTGGCCGGAAGGATTGGACAAGCCTTGCGACTGGGACACCGTACCCCTTTGGCGTAAAATCTGGTTCAAGATTAAAACGCCGGTGCTCTCAATATTTTGGGTGTTCTTCTTTTGCGCACTATCCATGGGCTTTATTGAATGGATTGGTGCAGGCGAAGGAATGGACGAGCCCTACTGTCACCCTTCACCGCAGGGTTGTTATGAGTAATTAACGCGCTGGCTTTTCCATGTATTCGCGTTGCAATTCCTGCAAACGCTTCTGGCGCTCAATCAGTTCCTTTTGTGTCTCCTGGTCAAACAAAATACCGGTGCGCATAATTGCTGTTTTCATCATGGTTTTAGATGGGCGATACACAAACTCTCTATCTGCCGCTATCGCTCGCGCATCTTGTAATGACATTCCCGATAAGCGCAGCGCACCTACCGCTTCGCTTTGCGTCATGCCGGTTTTCATTGCCATTTTCACAGTGCGCCGCATATCGTTCCAAGCATCGCGGTGCATGCCCATGGATTTCTCATAGGCTGCGCGCAAATCCCCTTCATCCACCTTGCCCATATCAGTGGCTTTTTCGCGCAGCACTACAGCGGCTTGGCGCTTTTTATCGGCATAGCCGTAGGCTTGATAGGTCAGGCCAACCTTGGCATTTAGCGTGCCCTTGCGGAAGCCTATCAGTGCTAGCGCCTCGTCTTCGAGCGTGTATTTCTTTCCTGAATTGGTAACCGTTCCATTGGCGGCCTCTAAGAAACCAAGGCCGTTATTAACAAAGCCGGGCGCCAAGCCTTTAAACAATTTTTCATTCGCCTTCTCGCTGGTGATACTGTCATTAAAGAAGGCGTTGTAAACGTACTCCCCCACCGTACCTGCAGCAATATCCAAACCAAGAAATGGCGATAGCGCCTCCCATGCGGCATCGCCCATGCGCGCACTCATATCACCATCACGCGCTAAAGCGGCAATCGGTTTTTTCCAGTAACCATAAGGGTCAAGCCAGCCCAAATCCATGTATTGCACCTGGCCTTTTTCGTCGCGACCAAGGAAAAACAGTGAAGAACTTTTGCTCCATTCCGGCAGCATTTGGCGAATCGCTTCCTCTTCCTCGTCGCCCACATCGAACATTGAGGCAGAAAGCGCAGACAGGCCAGCCATCATGCCAGCGCCAAGCGCCAGACCAACACCCTTAGCCAGCACAGCAGGGTTTGCGTGGCCCAATGCTTTGGCGTCTTTATGGTAGTAGCGGAACTTGTGGTAAGTGGTGCGAATGATTTCAGCAGGGAACGATGGGAACGAACCAATCACAGGGAACCGGCGCAGCCATTGAATACCCTTGCCCGTTAATGAATAAGTTGGGTACGTATTGCGAATGCGCTCTGCCGCTTCTTTTTCGGCATCCGCTTCGCTCATTTTGTAGTGCTTCATCAGCATGGCTTTTTCGTTTTCAAAGCCAAGAATCTTCCAAAAATCATCGCCCAGTGCGTAAAACTCTTGCGCAAAATTAAGCGCCTTGCCTAGCTTAGATTTTCGGGTAGCCCGTGCCAGCCAATGCTCACTCTCGTTCACAGACTTAATCAAATCTTGCAGCTCGCGGTAATTAGGGGCATCGTAAAGAACGCCCAGCGTCAGCAGCTTTTTAATGTACTCGCGCGAACCTCTCACGTCTTTACCGGTGAAATAGGTATTAACAACCTTGACCGACTTTTCAAGGTGGACCGCATTCCAGTGCCCAGATGTGAGCGAGAACATTGAGGCAGACAAAAAGTTACGCACGGCCGTAGTAGGAGCCAACACAGTTTTGCCGTATTTCACCGCGCCATTTGCGGCCACCATCACCTTGTACCAGTCGGGCTCTGTATTAGCGCCCACCGCATCACGCAATGCCTGCTCAAATTCGGGGTAGGTGTACATGCCATTCAGCGGCGCATAAACCTCGCTGGCATCGGCTGCAATTTTCTTGTTAGCACCCAGCGGGCGATTCTCTTCTTCAAAAATATACCCAAGCTGCAGCGATATATCGGTCATCTGGCGCAGGAACGCCGTGTTATGCACCAGGCGGCTCATCTTGGTAACTGATTTCGCGTAATTGATCGCCGGGTCTTCGTACTCGCCCAGCAAGGCGCGAATCTCGGGCGCAATTTGCTTGCGCTTTTTAATCATGCTCAGGTCTTTTGAACCTAGCTTGCTCTCGGAAATAAACCGGCCAATAGAATCATAAGCCGTGCCTTCGTGAAGCATTAAATCCACTTTTTTGGTGGCCTCATCAATATGGTCGGCAGTTGGCTTTTCATCGCCAGCATATTGCTTGGCGAGGAAGTTAATCGCATTCTGGTAAACGTCCTCGGGCACTTTATTCGGCCATTCAGGGTCATCAAACGCGCGGTAAGACCGGTGCAAATAGCTGTCAAAGTTCTCGGTAATTGTCTCGATCAATGCGCGCTTAGCTGCTGCCGCCTCAAGCTTGCCGTCAGCCTCCAAATTAGCGGCATCCAATAGCAGCTCATTCATGTAAGACTTGGACAGGCTTTGAATCTGGGTGCGCATTCTGGCGAGCACTTCAATCATTGAATCGGTGAGCTTTACCGCGGTGCGGTCACCCTTCAAGTAGTCGTTAATTTCCTTTCGAGTAGCAAGCGTAAGCTCATGGTATGGCTTGTGGTAAATCGCAACAATTTGCTCGTAAAAATCTGTGAGAATGTAACGCTGCTGGCTGTCATCGGCACTCATCACGCCATCGCGGGCAATCTTTAAATCAAAAATTTCACGCGGCAACAAACCGCGAGGCGCAAGCTGGCGCTTCACTTCGGTTTTGACTTTCTCATACAGGGTTTTATGCCCACCGCCGAGCTGGTTGTAAGCCTCTTTCAGTTGGTGGGGGAGCGTTGCGCCCCGTGGGGTTTTCGATCCGCCAAAAGAAAACCCGCCGAAGCGGGTTTTTTCTGAGGCATTTGAGTCTAGCGAGTAGAGTATCCCCCTTAAACTGGAAGATTCTGGTTGTCCTCGGCGCACTGCCTCCAGTAATTCGGATTTTTCGCTGCTCGTTCCGCGTAAAAAGGTATGTGTGAGCAACGCTCTCTGATTGCTTCTTCTACCCGTTGTATACGGGATTCCCTTTCTTCGTGCCACTCCTTCGACTGATCCGCGAGCCACTGCTTCGCCTCTGATACGGTTATTAATTTTATCGAAGTCTTTTGGAGCGATTTCATTGCCATCCTCATCCACAAAGGTGTCTTTGTTAATATCGTAGCGCAAACTTTCAAGCTCTGGCATCTGTTTTAAGACGTTTTTGTAACTAGCCATGATCATTGAGCGCAAATTGAAACTATCGGCACCTTCAATCCAGCTCACAGCATCAACACCAGCAGCACCCTTAACTTGCCTTGCGTGCGGGCGAATGTGCTTGGTAGTGCCAAACTTTAGCGCCAGGCTGATCATGTTTTCAAGCCGACGACTAACAGCTTCGTCAGACAGGCCGTTGGGGTCGCCAATAAATACCTTGCCTGCATTGTATGCGTAATTACCAGCGGCAGCGTAAAGAGCGCTCCCGCCTTCACTTGGCCCACCCAAGGCAACATTCAAATACACTTCGTCACCTTTCTCAATGACGAACATGCCAGTATCCTCACCGTTACGAATAATTGCCCACTGCTTGCGCCCCAATTTGTCGGCAAAGTCCTGGCGTTGCAGCGTTATACCTTGCTGCTTGCCCACCAACTCGAACACCTCTTTTATGTCGGTGCTGTCAGAAGTGGGGTATGAAAAAGCCTCATCGCTCTGCGCCATCAAACCCCAAAGCTCAAGCAGCCCCTTACCTTCGATCATCTTGCGCGCTTTTTCGGGCAATCCATCCAACGAATACTTGAGCGGGTCGCGCTGCGCATTCAGCATCTTGCGATCCTGCTTGCTCAATCCAGCCAAGGCATAAATTAAGCCGGCAGTATCGCCCTGCTTGCCTTTGGTAACTGTCTCGCGCGCTTGTTTCAGAAGGTACACCAAGTCGCTCTCTGAAATAGCGGCCAGTTCCGCAAAGCCATTTTTACGCAACCAAGCGCGAATAGCCCCGATCAACTCTTTGGCATACTTGGCGACCGAAGGCTTGGTGTCTTCAGCCAAATGCGCAAGCAATTCTTCTGCAATCACCGCGTTTCGGTAGTCGGCGCGCTGGTCTTTGTACAATTCGTTGTAACTGCTTAGGTCTATGCCATGGCTTTTCGATAGCCGATCAATACCGCCCTGTCCGCCCATCGCAAGGTAAAGGCGTGATAGCGTACCGCTCAGCGCATCGCCAAACAGAGCCTGTAAGCCCATGTGGGTGTAAACCTCATGGAATATCAGCTGCTCAACATGCGTGGCATCTTCCAGCTTGCTTGCGTTCAGGTAGATATTGCCGGTCTTTGGGTGAAACATCGCCTGCACATCATCCAGCGACTTGCCGTCCTCACTTAACCGCTGGCGCACATCAGCAGGTAAATCACTCAGCGCCTCGACCAGCTTGACCTTAACGTCAACCGCCCAGCTTGAGGAAATGCGGTCTACTACGGCTTGGGCAGCATCACGGGTGATGGAAGGGGAGCCTGCAGGCTTGGCTTTGTAGCGAATATCGGGATTAGATGGGTCGAATTCGCCGTTGTTGCCGGTGGCGGATTTGATTTGTTCCGACCTCCGAACCACATAAATTCTCTCAGGATCGTCACCTGTGGCATCGTAAGCAATTACGCCATCATGATTCCCTGCAGCCATCCAGCGGGCGATGTCGCTATGCCTCACATCCAAAGCAGCTGCTGCACCTCCCCACTCCCCCGCATCGTCAAGAATTAACGGGTTATTTAATTTCAAATAAGCTGGAATTATATTTGGATTTCCAGCGGCATTCTTTGCGTATTCTGATGCGGTTGAACCAAACCCAAACCCTTTGTTAAGGTCAAATTCTGCAGCATTGGTAAAGTAAAAACCAAGAGTAGATTGATCGAAATTTTTCCCTACTTTCTCAGAATCAAATACTGTGAAGTCTGATCCAGTGCCATGATAAACCACAAGCGGCTTTCCGTTTTCATCCACCACCTTGCTATCGCCAAACCAATTTTTAAAGGCAGCAGTATCGGTTTGATCGGAGGAAGGGGATTCTTTTGCGAGAGAGTACAGAACGCTATCGCCGCGCTCGTTTTCTTTTACGTTTATTTCGGCTATCAGCTTGTCGAATGCCTCACCAATAATCTGGCGTTCTTCACCGGCAGGATAGGCAAACGTATCGTCACCCTCGGCAAATTTCTCACCCTTGTCAGCGCGAACCAGATAATTGTTTTTGTTGCCATCATTAGCCAGTCTGTCCAGAACCCAGCTTTCAAAGGCGCGAGCAAACATTTCGTGTGGCGTAGTCCAGTAGGGCTTAGCGCCCTTCTCTCTTTTGCTTGAGCGCTTGTAAAAATCCGTATGGACCTTGCGAAGATTAATGTCAGATTCTTTTTTGTTTACATAAAAAGAAACACCTTGCAAGTGAATGTAGTCTCGGTGCATTTCGGTAGGCGTCATGCCCATTGCATCAAAAACGGTTTTGATATTCGCAGGAATGGCGCCCGGTGATTTGCGCTTTCCCTTCGGAACAGGCAGCGCAACATAATCGCCAACATTGCCTTTTTCTATTTCAATCAGTGCATCCACCGCAGCTTGATTGCCCGCAATTTTTTCGCGCACCCCGCGCTGCTTAATGGAGAACTCCAAATTCTTTTTGGCTTGCTCAAGCCCGCGCCGATTGGCTGCGATAGCCTCCAGCATGGACTCCTGCTTTTTGCTCATCGCTTGGTATATGCCAGTGATTGCGGTCGCTACTTCTGGCCGCAACTGCCCATCGGCGCCGGTCATTTGTTGCGCTTCATAGTCCGCCAAATGCGAGGCAAAAGGATTGCTGGAGCGACCGCGCCCAGCCATTACACCAAAGTAATGGTCAAGTGCATGCGCCCACTCATGCGCAACCGACCCAGCACCCATCGTCTTGGTGATGTTGATTTCGTTCACGCCGGGCACAAAGTGTGCGGCAAAATTACCGCCCCCGCCCTGCGCACCAAAAGCAATGCCAACCTCCCCACCCAAGCCAATTGCACTAGGCGGAATGTTCATCACCGCAGCCAAGTCGTGCAGCGCATCAAAGGCCGCGTTAATGTGTTGCTGGCGCTCTTTCTGGTTAACCCACTTGCCGAAATTAACACCACGGAAATTGAAAACACTCTTTAGGTCTTCCGGCGTTACATCGCGGTTATTTTCACGGCGCTCAGTGCCCGCACGCTCCCACCAGCTCTCATCTGCCGCAGAGGTATCGCTTTTACTGGTAGCGCTCTTGCGTGATGTTTGCGCCCTTGCCGCCTCGATTGCCTCCGCCTCGGTGTCGTGCGCGCTCAGCAATGAACGGGTTTTATTAAACAATGCATGCTTACCGGCCAATTGCTCTGCGCGGGCATTGGCGGCCTTTTCTGCAGCCTCAACAGTGTCAAATTTACCAAGGCGCTCATAGGTTTTGCCGCGAGGACCAACAATATCCACATAGCCATAGACTGTATCGTTAACTGTCTCGGCATAGCCCTTTGGCTCACCCTGCACAACAACGGTATAACCTTGGCGCTGCCACGCCTCTTGTGATGCAGGCCATCCGTCAGCAATCGCCTTGACTGCTTTTACGGCAGAGCCAATATCAAAGCTCATGGCGTCAATCGCCTTGTTACCCAACATCATTGCGCGCTTATGATCAGGGGTTCCGCGCTGCCAGCGGCTTTTTGTTTCAGGGTTGACGGGGAATACCGCATCAAGCATTACTTTAAGCCCGCGAGTATCGCCAAGAGTGGCAATATCAATAGTGCTCAATGACCGGCGAGAGGCTTGCGAACCAATTGCAGCAACAATGCCGCGCATCGCATCCATATCGCCAAGAAGGGATTCGGCAGCCTTTCGGGTTTCGTCAACCGCACTTATGTATGCCTGCAGTGATTCATCATCGCTTTTTGGGGATTGATTCGGAATGGAATCATAAACTTTCTTAATCAAGTAGGCCGCGAGCTTAAAGCCATCCTGTTCTGCCTCGGGCACTCCATCAACAATTTGCTCCCAATTAGGCTTTGCCCAAACCTTGGCTTTGCTTGCGAGCTTCACTTTTAGCGTTTCGTTTTCGTCCTTAATATCATTCCATTTCAGGCCGCCCGCTTTAAACTTGCCTTTTTTGTTCCACGTCAAAGCGTCGCCAACGTCTTGAAGATCCGCTTTTTTCGGCGATGGCTCAGCCTTGGGCGCTGGAGCGTCATCTGCACCGATTCGGTCTTTAACGGGCAAGGCGGCCTCATCTGGAGCCTCAACATCATCACTCTTGATTTCGATGGTATTGATTGGCTCGCTTTCTTTGATGGGCTCTTGAACTTTCTCGACCGAACCAACTGAACCCCTTGCTATTACTGGGCTTTCGCTCTTGATTGGCTCTTTATTATCTTGAATGCCAGCCTTAATCTTATTAAACCGCGCAGGCATTTTGCGCTCAAACTCGGCCAGCACTTGCGCTTCAATACCGGCCTTAACCTCTTTTAATTCGTCCAGCTTATCAAGAATCGCTTGTTCTTCTGCCGCCTGCCGTTCCATGCCGCGCTCAACGTAGTCATTGGCTGCGGTAGACAAGTCTTCGCGGTCAACGGGCGCCATACGGGACGCATGCTTAATGCTGCAAAGTTTTAAGCTCATTAGTGCTCCAAAAATGAAATAGCAGCCGAAACGATAACCAGCACAAGCTCGTCATCATCGGCAGTAAAATGAATAGCGGGAGAATGCAGGCGCGGGGTAGCAGAAAAACCGCCGCCACCCGAAAAAACAGGAGGGTACACAGGGGGGATAGGTATTACGGTAGCCTCAAGCCCAGCAAGAGCGCCAAAGGTTCGCGCTCTAAACGTTCTGGCACCAAAGGTTCTAAGTGCCATCCGCAACTATGCCGGTACGGTTGCCAAATTCGTCGGCGGTTACAATTAAGCGATCTTTTGTGTCGGCAATATCGCGGAATCGTTCGGTATCTGTTCCGGCGCCAAATACCTTGCCAGCCAAGACAGCGTATTGAATACGCATCATCTGCTCAAAGGTTTTGCCGTTTTCGATGATGTATTCGTGTACAGCCTTCGCAATCTGTTCAGCAGTCGCGGAACTGGACGCAGCAGGAGCGGGAGCTATTGAGCTGAACACTTTGGTTCGTCGCAACAATGCAGCACCCGCAATAGGCAATATACCGCCAGTACCTATATGCACAAGCGCACTTTGACCCACTGCAGCTTTTGCCGTGGACGCAGAGCCGGAAATGGCAATACTGCCCAGAGCCTGCAGCGACCTAATGCGCGTTAGACCAGCCACGCCCGACAACGTAAGGCCGCCTTCGGCACGCAAAAAACAGGTTCGCTTGAGCAGAGCTGCACCGCCAGCAGCAGAACCGCCAGCGCCGGTATACTGAAATGCACCCAACACGGGCGCTGCGATCTTAGCCGTTTCCGCAGTGCCCGAAACAGAAGCCCCGCCGGTTGCCACGACACGACGAATACGCTTTAAGACCGCAATACCAGAAAATAAACTTCCACCAGCGCCAGCGTAAACAAATGAGCTACTGGTCGGCGCAATTTTTGCAGTTGTCGCCTCACCAGAGAACACCGCCCCGCCAGCAGCCGTATAGGGGAATGAGGCACCGCCAGATGAATAAAAAACCCATTGGCTGTTGTCGGTTGGGAAACTAACCAGCGTGCCGTTATTGGCAGAATTTAAAAGATCGGGCAGAACAGTACCCGAGCTTACATTTTCCGCGCTGTACAAACGATTGCCGGTAGGTGTGGATATTGCCAACGAGTACAACCGCTGGGCGTAAATATCGTTGACTAGCCTACCTATGCGCGTAAGCGGCAGGCTAAAAACAGGCGTGACATTCAGCCATGACCGTAGTATTCCGTCCTTGTAACACTCGGTGACACCCCCGGAACAAACCAGCCTGATAACCGCGCGCTCGCCTACAGTAATAGGGCATGAAAAGGTATAGGTTGTATTCGATGCTCGAATTCGCACCTGATTAGAGTTGCGAAGCAGCGCAAAGAAGTTCGCGTAACTCGATCCACCATCACCCAAGAACGCATTGTCGATGTTCTGTGGGTCGTGTTCAGCGGCAATATCAACCACCACCTCCCAATCGCCCGACAGGGTGACGCCCGGAATCGTTACATGGTTAAGGGTGGGCGCAAAATTCAGGTAATACGGCATTAAACCGACTCCACCACGCCTTCAATCACGTATCGCTCGCCGCGCCAGCGAATCTGGCGCTGAAGCCCGTTGCTTGGGATGGCTTGGTAATAATTTCCGGCACTATGAACCGCCGTAAAATGCGCGACTCTCACCCAGTGAGCCCAGTCCTCACCGTTGTGTGACTCGCGCATTTCTACACGCACATTGTCAGGCTCGGGCAGATCAGCCTGTAAGCGCAGCAGCAAGCGCGATGTAACCGGCCCCAAAAGCTCAGTAAATGCGCCGGTCGCCATCAGATCCGGCGCGCGCACAGCTATCACGTCGCTCAGCGTAACATCCGGGAAATCCGGCTTATCGAACGTGGCCATACTCACCAGTTGCGCACGCTCGTCATCGGTAATCAGCCCAACAGCCACCGCAGCATTCAGCATACCCGCCACATTGGGGTCAGCCAGATTAATGCTAAAAGTGCTTTCTGCAGCTAAGTATGCAGGTTGAATAGCCTCAGCCAAGGCCGCCGCCACTGGCACCTGCCCCGCAGTAGCCGCAGCCAAGCGTGCGCGCAAATTCACAGAGCTGATGAACACCTGTAAAAACTTCAACTGCGCGCCCCGAATACTGCCCACCGTAGGCGTGACGCGCGAGCGTAACAGCTCAAGGCACGCCGCATGAGTCAACCCGGTGTATTCTGGTTTTTCTAATTCAGCTGCCAACATAGGTATTAATCCATAGTGATTTTTGGGGTAATACGGATGGCATCGCCGTTGTTTGCGATATTGTAAGGCGCCGTCGGGAAACGCTCTGCGTAAGCGATCCGGCCAGACGTAGCCCGAACCAAGTAATAACCGTAAACGTCCTGATTTTGGCTGCCTGCGGTAGACGTAAATGATTGCTCGGGGTAACTAGCCTCGGAAGGTGCGCCCTCGGTAATCGTCCACGTAGCACCGGTTAACGTGATCGGCGCATAGCCGGTAAACGTTGCTTGTGTATAGGTCGCTGCGGTATCGCCCTCAGCAGGGTTAATGTTGTTCGTGAACAAGCGAAGCACTAAATTTTCTGGTGCCGCATTATTTACGAAATAGCGCAGGGCATCGCCCTCGCCGTGGTTGGGTACTAGTAATGGCATAAAATGCTCCCGTGGATTTAAACATCAAGAATTCCGCCCGCGCTTAGCTACGAGTCCGGTTATCTGGCCTCTGCTATCGCGCTGAACGGTAAATAAATAGCCATCGGCCGGCTTGTTTTTGGCGATAACTAATGCCAGTTGATTGGCCGCCTCTGCAATCGCGGCAGATAGAGAGCTGGATTGCTGGACTAATGCAGCAAGAACCGCAGCGGAGTTATCCGCAGGCTGTGAAGGTGGCTCCTGCTTTTGCGGCTCAACAACGGGGGCTGATTTCTTTTTCGTAATCATTTGCCACCCTTCACGCAAGCCAGCATGGACTCAAAAGTGCTTATGTCATCGTTGACCGATTTAAGCGCATCGCGCGCAGGCACCTTTTCAGTTTCGTACTGCCCGGTGTCTTCGTTGTAAACCTGATAATCCACCATGAGTGATTTCAGTATTTTGGGGGGAACGCTTTTAAGCAGCTCAGCATTAACGTCAGCCTCGGTCATTGCTGGTGCTGCAGGCTCAACTTTCTCGGGCTCGCTTTTCTGCGGCTCAGAAACAGCAACCCCAGCGCTTGGCTGGGGTTGTTTTTCGGCCTGAAGCTCTTTACCTTCGGCGTAAATAGCCGCGAACTCTCGATGAAGTGATGGGGATAGCCGACGAACACTGTCTGCGGCATTTGCATCTATCTCACTAAAATATGCCGCCGATCCAGTATCTCGATCCATTACTTCCGTAACAGACCGAAGCGCGCCATCTTCATCCGTATAGGTCGTGAATCGCCAAGCAAAAACTTCATCAAGATTCTTGAAAAATGGCCTGTCATTCTTTGGGATTTTTACGCTTGTGGTGATTATCCTTGAGGATACAACCTGGGCACCGTCAGGTATCGGTGCCTTGTTCATAACCTGTTGTTCAACGTCGCGGCCAAATATTTTTAACTTAAGCGATTCCCCTTTGCTTGCTGGTTGCTTGACGGCCTCTTGATTGCGCAGCGCATCGGATTGTTCAAAGCCAGCAATGGCGCGGCTTTCGCTCTTGATCGGCTCTTGATTGCTTGCGCTTATTTCATCGCTAACCGTAGTTGCGGGTTTTTCAGCTGGCAGAGCACCGGAATCACTGGGGGTTTTTATTTCATCACTAACCGCAGGCTTAGTCGCACGCTTCGCGCGTATCGCCTCGGCCAGTTCACCTAAGCGCATGGCTTTATAGCCGGGAACGCCAAGGGTTTTGGCGATGGGGCGGGCTTTGATTAGTGACTTATCCCAGCCTTCGGGTAGGTCTACTGGTTGTCGTAGTCCGGCGTCTCGCCCCGCGCTATCGCTTCTAGGTTCCGCTGATGCCCTGCTCTCAATTCCGCCCGGCGCGCCTCCTGCTTCTGCTGCTTGGCGTTGACGTGGAACAGAAAGCCCCGCTTCAACCGCTCCAGGTTCACCGGCTGATCTTTGAACGGGTACTTGAACTCCTTCATCATCTCGTCGGTTACTTCTATATCCGGGTACACTATCTCTCTTGCCATTTTGCTCAGGCTCGCTAATTGCGGGTTTGTTGGCCGATACCCATGCAGTCATTGCATAAGTGAGCTTGCCCAGGCTATCGGGGTAACGCTTTGCGTATTGCTCATGCGCTGCAATTACCTTATCAGGATCAATGCCGTACTGCACCATCGCGTCAGTCATCAATTCATTAAGCGCGGCATCTTCGGTAGTCGCATCCGCTTCATGCTCGTCACGGTTGCGCCATTGGTCTAGCTCGCGGTTTCCCTTGTTGGCAAGCATGGTGCGGGCGCGCTTTTCCCACTTTTCACCTATGGCTGCATCGTCGCGCTTAAAGCGATTGGTTGAATCAAGCACCTCTTGCACGATGACTGCTTGGCGAGCGCCCAGCTTTTCGCCGTTAAGCGCCTTGGTTACTGCCTGCTTAATTTCAGCAGGTGTGCCGAATTCGGCCAGCTCTTTAATGTAATCGGGCGCGGCTTGCGCAGACTGCAACTTGAGCTCATCTTCCGAAGAGTAGCGCTTGTTTCCGGCCAGTTCACCCAATACCGCCTCAATGGCAGCGCCGGAAACAGGAGCGCCGCTTTCGTCGGTGAACCCGCTAAAACCATTCTGCGCGGCAAACTCCGCCAAGTCGTCTGGCGTCATGCCACCGTCAGCACGAAACGCTTTTGCGAATGCCGAGCCGTTTTTGGCTTTCAGATCAGCAGGATCAACACCTTCGCTCACCCACGCATCGGCATTCAAGCCGCCACTTTTGGCGGCCATTTCCAACAGGCTATCGGCTTTTTCAAACGCGCCCGCATTGGACTCAACACCCGCAGCCACATCGCTCAGGTGCTCGCGGTAACGGGAGCGCAGAAGGCGAACGTCCTTTAAATTTTCCGGCATGCGCGAGTTGCGTGCCTTATCGATATTGGCAGAAATCGCCTTTTCCACACCGCTGGCAAGCTGTTCGGTTCTTGCCGGCTGTGTGACAAAATCAATCCCGCCTTGCGGCTGATCAAGGGGCGCAAGGGTTAGCGGCTCCGGCTTTGGCACCGGCACGCGCTCAAAATTGACGCCACCTTCGTAGGCAATCGGTTTTTGAATAAAGCCGTTTTCTTCGCCAAACTTGCGCGCCACATCGGCAAGCGTAGTTTCTTGGTCTTCAGCTTGAGGCGATGCGGAAGGAATGGAAATAGCCGCTTCTTGAGCTTTGCGCGCATCAATGCGACGACGAAGATTTGAGACAAAAGAATCGGTGTCCAACTCAAACTTGAATCGGTCATTCGGATTTTCAGGATTGCCTGCATCGCGCAGCAAGGGGCGTTCAACCTCGACGGGTCCAACGCTGCGCATGTTGTCTGGCGTGTCATCAGTAATGCCGCCGCCGACCTCAACACCGCCAAGGTTGCGCAACTGTTCGCCGTTTTGTGGTAAATCAATACCGTCTTGGTCAATGGTATCAGGACCGGCATTGCGCACATTGCGCCACGAATCAACAGCGCCTCGCCCTGCACCAAGCGAGCCACCAATACCGCCACCAATCAGCGCGCCCTCAAGCCCTTGCATTGCTGCCTCTTGCAGAGACATAGCCTTGTCGGTTCCGTAACGTTGCCCAACGTACTCAAGCACGCCCGTCTGAATGGATTCCGTCAGCGCTTCTACAGTCGCCCCTCTCGCAGCCTCTTTGCCAATTTTCCCCATGGCGTACTTTGTTGCACTATTGGCAATAGATCGCGCCTCGGCTTGCGTCATTGTCTCGCCGGGACGAAAGATCATTTTTGGCAACAGTCGTTCAAGCACTCCAGACGCAGTGCCGACCACGGCGCTAATGGCAACATCTTCTCCATCAGGCGCAAGCTTTCCTTCCGTGTTCTTAACTCGCTCTCGTGCGGTGTTGCCTCCAATGGCAAAAGCAGTTACTGGCGCATTCAGCATGTAGGGGATTGACTGGGAAAGCTGATCTGTCAGCATGCCCGGCACGCTCATGCTGCCAGCTAGCCAATTGCCCTTTGAAAATAACTCTTTGGTTTTTTCTACCGAGTTGCGCTCTTTGTCATAACCAAAATCGACCGACTTTATTTCGTCAGCGATCTTGGCTGCATTCTGATACCCGGCCTCTTTGTGTGTCTTGAATTCCTCATCACTCATGCCGCGCTCAAATGCTCGCTGCTCATTCACCATAGGTGCAGCATAGTGCGGCACTCCAGGCACAACGCCGCGAGGCGATACCGAATCAAGCGCCGCCAAACCTTCCACTATCTCACCGCCAACACGGGTGAATGCAGCACCGATACCGCGCGCTTGGTTGTTCAGAAACCCGCGCCCATCCTCATCCTGTGCTGATTGAACCTCTGCCTCACGCGCGCGCTGCTCTTGCATCTGGCGCAACGCATCGCGGTAGGCTGTGCCAACAGGGGTATCCAGCGAACTGAGCAATTGGAATACGTTCGGGTCTATGCCGCTGCGTTTACTCATTAAAAACCCTATCTCCAGAAAGCAAAAAAGCCAGCGAATGGCTGGCTTTGGCGTAAATGTTTTTCTTAGGACGAGGAACCCTACATTGGTAAATTAAACCACAAAAGGAGGAATAAAGCAGCGAGTTATTGCCTAAGCATACCCGCAGCAGAATTGCGGCTTAGCGCATCCATTTCCTTAACCCTGTCAGGCCAGCCTGCTTGCGCTGGCGTTTTCTTGAGCAAGCCGGGCGCACCTGTAACCGGGTATTCTGGTTTTGGCTGCGCCTTTGGAAACCACTTATCGTACTGGGGGAACTCAGTGCGGATTGCCTGAACCTGCGCAGCTGAACGCTCTCGCTCAGCTTCCATCGCCGCCTCTGCTTCTGCCAGCATGGTAGCTCTACGCTCCTGAAAAGCAGCAGGGTCTTCTAGTGGGTTGCCGTCTCTGTCCACTTTAAGCTGCAGTGCTTGCGCATCCGCAAACCGCTGGCTCGCTGCACTATAGCCACTGAGCGCACCGGCAAGCATGCCTTGCACCCGATTGAATTCCTGCTCTTCGTTACGCGCATCCATAGTCGCATCAAACTGGCGATCACTCTTATCAAGCGTTTGCTGGCGATAAGAATCCTCGGCTTGGTCGCGCTGCTGGCGATACTGTGCGTCCTGCTCACGCTCTTGGGTGCGCAAATCAACCTCCTGCTGCCGCTCAGCTTTGCGGTCGGCGCGGTTAATTTCGCGATCTTCACGCGCAAAACCTTGCTGCAGCTCCATCAATCGGCGCTGACGCAGTTCCGCAAGAGCGCCATCAGCAATGCTAACGCCCGCTTGCGCAAAACCTCGCGCGGCTTTTTTTAAGATGCTGCCCATTGATCTGTCTCCTGCTTATAGGTGTTCAATAGCTGCATGGCATTTTGCTCGCCCAGTGACTCGGCATATTCGTTAAATTCCGCCTCGTCCACACCGTAAGACTCCATTACAACCTGCAGCGAGACCATCAACCCCTGCTTGATCGCATTGTCATCCAACTGCATTGCCCCTGCAGTAGTCGCCACCTCATAAACCGCGTCATAAACCACACCGGTAAATTCCAAGATGACAACCTCATCCAGATTGATTTTTTTATCAATCTCGGTGACCAGAAATACGGTTGTATCAACCAAGCGATTTAAAGGCGGTACATTTTCAGATGACAGTTTTTTGACGATAGACTGAAAAGAGTTTTCGTTTTTATACAGCAGCTCGCCAAGCGCGCCTTGGGCACGCTGCATTTCTGCCTCTTCTTCGGGTGTTGCTGGCTCTACACCGGCCACCTGTTCATCTTGCGGCTCCATTGGCGCCTCTTGCATTGCTGGATCTTGCATATCAGTAGGCTCCTGCATAAGTACGTTTCAGCAATGGTGCTGCGATAAATTTACGCGCCTCATCGGCGCGTCGGCGCCAATCTGTGGGCTGCACTTGCGATGCCTGTGCGTATTGGTTTGCTTCTGAGCCCGCCACAGCATTAGCCTGGGGGTTAAATTCGCCCCACTCTTTGCTGCGATCCTGGCGCCACTTGTTTTCATACTCGTACTGCTGTTTAAGCAAATCCGCCTCATCCGGCGCCATGGCAGAGCTGACAGCGCCAAAGGCCATTTTGGCAACTTCCGGGTTCTGATTGATAAAGCCAGCCGTTTTCTTTAAAAGCCCGCCAGCCGTTTGCAACATGCCGCCAGAGCCGGACGCAGCCTGCCCAGCAGAGGTGAGCGCACCATCTGCAGAAACCTTGCTGGCCAAGTCTCCAAATTGCGCCACTGTATCGGCAGTCTGAGAGGCGGACGCAGCCTGTCCAGCAGAGGTGAGCGCACCATCTGCAGAAACCTTGCTGGCCAAGTCTCCAAATTTAGCCGCAGTATCGGCAGCCGGAGCCGCTGTGCCATTCCAACGCTGCACAATCTGCGAAAGGCTATCGCTTTTTACTGTGCCAAACAGTGACGTGCTGGCATTGCCAACCGCATTGGCGCCGTTGGATAGCGTAGCGGCAAGGCCATTGGCATTCATCATGGTTGCGCCCTTAGCGCCCGCATTCATAACCGCCTTAATCGGGGCTGTAACCGCATTAACCACCATAGACGCAACACCACGCGCAACATTGCCCAGCGCACCACCAATTTTTCCCATCATGCCAGCGCCCTGTGCGGCCGCTTGCGCCCAACCTTGCGTCGCCATGCCAACCACCGGAACAACCAGCGAAACAACCATCAGCGCAATTTTCACATACTTATTGTTAAGCACCTTGGCGACCTTGCCTAATGCGCTCTTGAATTCTTTTTTCACTCCATTCAAAAGCCTTTTTCTCGCCTTTTTAATTTTCGACATAATGCCCATTACTAAGACCCCTTTACCCGTAAATAACAACCGCCGACTTTTTTAAATCCGCAGCGCTCTAAAACTGGAAAAACTCTTTCGCTGATTTCGCAATCAAACTGAAACCCAGCGCGACGAATCGCAGCGCGCGAATCCACCCATTCGCGGTATTGTTTCAACATTTTTACCCCATCACCCGAGCTTTCGCAGCGCCAGAGCAATACGCAACTGCTTTGCTTTTGTGCCCACAAATGATCATACGAAATAGCAAATAAGCACCCGACAATTTTGCCATTGCACTCAGAAACAACTGCAAAGTTTCTCGCTCCTGATACGCACTCATCAAAAAGCTTGCGTATAGATACCGCGCTTGGGCGTAAATCGGGGTAAGCCTCTGCGCAACGCAACGCAATCGCATTGCACTGCGCAAAATCACTGACTATCGCGCGGCGTATCATCCTGCAAAATTATCCGAAATTAATCGCTTCTTAATAGCCTCGGCGCGCGTCATCTTTTTAGACATCTTCATTCCTCTAGGCCCCGGAACATCCACGCTAATAGTTTCATTTAGCCATTGCTCGCGCGTCATTGGCGGCTTAGATGAAGGCGCCCCACTGTCAGTGTTAAAGGTATTGGTAACATTACCCTTTTTATCCGTGGTCGATGTTCCGCTTACCGTTGTTTTCGGCGCATAAGCCGACAAATCAACACCGTTCATCGCACTGGCGAGCGCCAAATTATCCGTTGTTGTTTGGTTTAAAATCTTCAGAGCGGCCCCGGCTTGGCTTGGAGTTATATTCGGTTGCGACATAATACTAGCCGCCTGCTGCTGATGATTTGCGTATATATTTTGCGCCGTTGCGCTAGCATTAATGGTTTGCTGATGGTCAAAGCGAATATCTTCCAGCGCCACATTATTTTTTGCTGCTAGTTCTTCCATCGTTATGCTGTTTTCCAACTGCCGATCATTGGCAATCGTTGCCTGCTCAGCGGAAAACTTCTGATCATTCCCTTGCAAAAGTAGCTGCTGCTCTCGCGCCTTCTCATTCTCGCCCGCGCTAAATATATGATCATTTTTTTGGTTTAACTGATTGAACGCTTGATTTACACCAGAGCTTGCAAATTGGTTTTTTGCGTTTAGATTGGTTATGTCCATGTTCGCATAGGTGCCAGCGTCTTGCTGCGCGATTGGTAGTGCACTTGATATTGCTGCTTCTTCGCCAGCCTGCACACCAATAGAGGAATTGTTTAAGCCTCGCTCAGCGGTAGCCATCGCCGCATTTTCACGCGCCCGCTTCATGAGCGGACCATTTGCCGCAAGCACTTTATCAAGCTGATTCTGCACAAGAGAATCGCCACTAACAGAGCCGGTTACCGCTTGCGATTTTGCATAATCCACCACTTTTTGGGCGGACTCAGGATCAAACTCCGTTTGCTTTGGCACCACCTCAATTGGCCGCCCGCTCACTTTGGTTGGCTTATTTAATTGCTGGTTAGCGGTAAAAATACTTTCGGTAGTTTTGTCCGCAGTAGGCTTGCTCGCCATTGCTGTCACGGTGTTTTGCAGTAGCGCCATTGATCAATTCTCCGGCCAATGAATGGCGTTGATTTCACTCGCGGTTTGCGCGGCATAGACCGCATCTTTTAATTGCCACTTAATCGAGTACAACTGAACAGAGCGAGCTGCAACGGCAACACCAAGCGCTATCGCCTCATCGGGCGTAAGCTGATAATTCGTGTCGCTTTGTGCGCGAAAAAGAATAACGGGATCGGTGATGCCACCAGCCTTAAACAGCAGGGCATTCGTCACCACGCCGTTGATATTAATAAAATCACGCTCGTCGCGAGTCTGCACAATATCGCCAGTTTCACCAAACACAAACGGGCAGCCGTCTTTCTCCAATTGTATTCTGCGCCGCTCAAAATCCCCAATCTTTTGTTCGCGCAATTGCGATAAATCGGCCTCGGAATTTTCAGATGGCGCTGAAACCAAATCAGATTTTTTTAAAATAATTTGACGATCACCGACGAGCCGCACCACTTCATCTTCGCCACAAGGGATCGGCTCAACGGTGGTGTAATTCTCCGGCAAAATTCCGCCAGAAACTTCAATGGTTTCGCCGGTATAAATCCCGCTTAATAATCGGTACGCTGTCATTTTGCCACCACATAAGAATAAAAAGCGGCGCCCGCCTTGTCATATCGCGGCGCGGTATCGGGTAGATACATTTCAGTTGAGGAATAGTTTTTGGTGGGAATTAAAATGCACTTGCTGCGGTCTTGTGCTGCGCCAATGAATACACCCCAAGGGGTATCGCACATACAGGAATAAATATTGCCGCCGTACATTTGGCTATCGGGAGCGCTACTATCCGCCATTGTGCCAACCACTCCACTGCTAATAGGCTGCACAACAAACCCAAATAGATCAGTGTAGCGGTAGAGTGCAATAGGGCGCGTTGCTCCACCAGCTCGCGGTAGAGCCAAAACAGATCCGTCAAAAAGCTGGGCGAACATCGTGTTTGCCCCGTTTGAAACCTTGTCCGCAATTTCACTGATGCCGACTATTTTTGATGAGCCAAGCCCAACACCAGAGGCGCCAACACGCATCACATACTGCTCGCCATTGGTTTCCAGCACGACATAATCGCCAAACACTTTTAGCCGACGATAGTATTTAATCTGATTAGGGAAATTAGACGAACTGAAATAACCAGAATTTAAAAAGGTAGCCCCGTCCGCACTAATAAGAATCTGTGAGCTACTAATCTGAAGCACGATAAACAACTCATGTTTTGCCGAATAAACGCCGTGTGCTATGCCAATGTTGCTACCGAGCCCCGCGCAATCAGACCATGAAGATCCATTGTTGGCCGAATACTTTGCGCCACCCGTAGAGGTTGATGCGTAAAGAAACGTGGTTAGAATTGCGCCGGTCTTGCTTGCCGAAACAGAGGTGATATGAATTCCACCATTGTTGTACGCTGAATTCTGCGCCCACGTTAAACCGTTATCGACAGAGTAATACAAGAGGCCGCTTGCAGTTCCTGCCCACCAACGGCCATTAAATACATCAAAACAGATTGCGGTAAATTGAAAGCTCGGCCCAACTATCGAGAAAGCCGCCCCATCGGTGCTGCGAATCAATCTTCCACCAGCGATCATCAGCACACCGTTAGCGTAAACAGACTCGTACATGTAGGGGATTGCATCGACGCCAGCAGCTGTAAGGGCGGCATTTAACGAAACCTGCATGCCAAATAAAACTTGATCTTGATAAACCTCTGCAAGTGCCGGGTAAACAGTTTTCAAAACCTTCACGCCAGCCATGCGAATGAGCGCGCCGTCGTCCAGCGTGTCGGCCTTAATTGGCGACTCAACTATTTCGCCGATTCTTTTATCGCCGCGAATTGAAAGCTTGCTCAACTTCAGCAAGTCGATGGAGCTAGTCGCTCCGTTCACCGCATTAACGCGAGCTTGAATCTCAGCATCAATCGTGGCGTGATTAACGCCCATCGATTCGCATGCCTTTCTTAAATTAAACAGGTCGTTTATTGTTGTTGCACCGGTAACGGCATCAATCCGGTTTTGCAGCTGTGTGCGCAGCGGTGTAAGTGTGATCATTTATAAACCTGCTATGGCCAGAGTTTCGAGATTCTTGTACGCGGTAGTGTTGGGCAAAGCAGCCTCGGTTAAATCACCATCTACTCCTTGAAGTGATGCAAGCCACTGCGCTTGCGTACCAACAAATCCGTTATTAAGCGCAACCTGATAGGCGGATGCGCCGACAAGTGACGCAAGCCACTGCGCGCGAGTACCAACAAAGCCCTGCCCCACAGCAACGTCATACGCATCACCGCCACCAGTAACAACAATCACCTGCTGGCGCATATCGTCAACTTCATCGCGCATCTGCTGCACCTGCTCAAGAATTGTCTGGCATTGCCCTAGCGTCGCTATTGCCGCTGCCGCACTGGCGCTAGCGGAGTTCATCGCTGCGGTTGCGGAGTTGACCAGGTTTTGCAAGTAGAGCAACTTTGTAGCTGTCAGCTTCTTGTCATCGCCGATGGTCACCAGAGAGCCCGACACATCGGGAGTTTCGATTTCATTAACGCCATCAAAACCGGCAGGCAACAGAATTGCCCTATCATTGTCCTGAATGAGCGAACCGATTACTGCATGAATCTGGCCGAATATCGCATCCAGATCTTCAGCCAGAATCGTTTGCCCGTTTTCAAAATCGGGCGGAGTAAAATTACTAATCATCGCGTTTTTGCTCTCGGCTCATGTTCAATTAAATATCCGCCCACCCTGATTGGGTCGGTATCGTCAGAATTGATGATTAAAATCACCGCAATTGCTCGCCCTACGCCAGACAAATACACCTGATTGATGGCATCATCAGCCACACCAAAAACAGACTCTCCAAATACGGCCGAACCGTAAAAGCTTTCGTTGCCGCCGATCAGTACGCTAAATGGGTTTTGTCCTGGAGCATCACCGCTTGAATAATCCAGCTCAGCATAAATATTCATTGCTTCCATGCGCTCACAGTCTGCATTGATCGTGAGGCGCTTGAATTTTTTGCGCTGCTGAGGATTGCCTAGAAAGTTATGAGAGAAGCGAATTAATCGGGTGAACTCTTCGCCCGCATGGCTTGCGCCAACGTCAGCGCGGTAGACAAAACCATCCTCGCCGCCAAGCAGCAAGTATTCCTCGCCATTCACAACCGTACTGCAGCCGCAGCGCATCACCACTGGGTAGCTGCCAGTGAAAGCGCCAACCACTTTGCTGCCCAAGAATGTAACGCCGACGAATCCGCGCTGCGAAAAAATTCTGTACTGGTTTTTGTCCCGAACCGGAATTGAGAAAAGCACATCGTCATGCTGGATTGCTGACTTAAACTTTTCATCCAGGCTGGTCATGGAGAAATCGCCGTAAGCCTGCACGCGCGAAAGTCGCGTTAGTCCGGCCTTAGTGAGAAAAACAGAGTCCCCCACATTGGTTATTGAGCCGCGCTTTGCACCGGTCCCGTCATTGAATACTGACTTTGAAAAAGTGGCCTTGGTTTTACCCGAAAGGATATGAATTGAATTTTCACAGAAGATTGCGCAACGCTCGTCAGGCTGAAGCGCCAGACCGACAATCTTGTCTGAGCAGCCAATCTCAGCACCCACCGAAGCATCAAAGTTTGTCGGCGTGCCCGGCCCGCTCGCCATGAGTGAGCCATTATCAAAGCCCAGTAGTAAAACGTCTGAAGGCAACACTTCAATACTGCTTGGCGTATCGACTGGCATTGCCGTAGAAATTTGCGTGAACGTAGTCCCGTCATACATCAGCGCTTTATTGACACCATTAACGATGATCAGCTTTTGAGTGCCGGCGCTTGCGGTAAAGTTATGAACACTGAATTCATAGCGCCCATTTTTTAACAAATAACCACTTGTCGCTATCTCGCTCCAGCCAGTAGCTGTAGCCTTGTACATCCTGCAAGTGGTTGCGTCGGAGTGATCGCGGAACGAGTAAATTTCGTTTTTGTAGCCAACAACGCCGCGCACCGGGCCAATACCGGGCACCGCAAGAATCGGCGCTCTCAGAATGTTAGCGGCAGTTTTTAAATAAGCTTTGTGCTCTGCATACCCGCGCGCACCGATATTGGCGGGCAGTTCTCGCACCTGATTTCCGGCAAGCTGGTCACCCAATGTCATGGCCGGGCCGCCAAGCTTAATCACCGCGATGCGGCGATTATTTACGTCCGAACCATCAATTCCAACAACAGTGGCAAACGCACCAGAAGGAACCGCGACCACAAGATCACCAACAGTAATGCCGTTGAGCGTGTACAGCCCAATGATTAAATACTCAACCTTGTTCGGCTCTGCGCGGCCGTCAAACTTTTCAATGCCGCGCATGGTTGAATAGCTGCCACTGCTATCAACTTCAACGTTAACCAAAGCAACCGCTTCACCCGGCTTTAAATTCATCAATGAAGTTTCGGTGTTTAAGCCGCCCGCGCAGCTGACTGAATTTAATGGCATCGGAACGCGCTCGACCCAAACTTAATCTCAGGCTTCAACTTATGGTGCATGAGAGTCAGTATTTTTTCTGACTGCTCAGTCGCTTCCGCGTAAAGCGATTGATCCTCATCGAACCGCGCATAGCTTTTAACCGCCTTCCACCAGATTGCGCTGTGATAGGCTGCGCTGCAGATTGGAATATCAAGATTGCCCGCCAGCTCTTGCGGCAAGCGCTGGTAATGCACCTTAATCTGGTGATTGGCATCAGGGATTGAATCGAATGTAAACGTGTCATTTGCGAAATAACAAACCAGCGGAAAGCCCGGCGTTTTGTTTTGCTGCAGAATATGAGTCACAGACGACGGCGAGCGAACCACACGCATGGACTGATACTGCCCATTCACAAGAATGTACACAGCGAGAACTTCTTGCAAATCGGTAAGCGCAAGCTGCGCCAGCGTGAATGACTCCTGCCCGGCAACAAGACTGCACACCTTGTCAGTTTTTAAAAACGCCCACTCAGACGACTCCTGCTGTATTTCGGTCCACGCATCGCGCACCCAATTTACAAAGCGCTTTTGATGACCTGTAGCGGACGAAACAGAAGCCGGGCCATCGCCCGACTGCCCTGCTTTCTCCCAAGTCTTTCTGACCAATTCAAGAAAGTTCATCAGTCTTCAAACTCGCCCGGCTGAACATCAAACTTAATTACGGTGAAAGGATCGCTCTGCACCTCTCGCTGTGTTACCTCGTCGCCCTTCTGCTCGTACTCAATCGTGATCGCATTTTTCAGCAAATCGTAGATTGGGTAAGGAACAGTGACCTCAACGCCGCGCTGTATCGTGGTGTGAACACCGTTTACGCCCACAGTTAATTGCCGGTCAGCGCCAGCTTTTTCAAACAGCTTGATGCGCACTTTGGTTTTGCAAAGCGCATCAATATCCTTGCCGGCTGAAACCTTGGGCGGTTCGTCGCTGCTATCTTCAACTTTTCCGCCATTGCTGCGAACCAGCTCAAGCAATTCCTCTTGTGTTGCACCTTCCGGCGCCTTAATACCCAGCACATCCTGCAAATATTTGACAATCGTTGCAGGCTTGCTCTTTACGGTAATGGTTGTTGACATGTTGTTTCACCAATATTCGGACAATAAAAAAGGGGCCGAAGCCCCTGCCAAGTTGGCACCCCTTGTGCCTGCCATGTTCAAGCAGTTACGCGAGGTTGGATGCAGCCACCTCTGCGCGCACAAGCCAAGTGCCGTTCAGAATCCCGCTTGCGTGCCAAGTCTTCCAGCCGACAGAACCCCACTGTCCAAGCTCGTCACCGTGCCTCGGAGTGCCAGGCTTCAGAACCATCATATTGATGCCTTCGGAACCCTTGAGTGCAGTCACACCGAACGCATCCTCGGCGACGTAAATTACCGGGTACACGTCAGCACTGGTGCCACCAGTAGTCATCACCACACCACCATGCGCGCCACCAGCGTTGATCCAGGGCGTCATGTTCTGAGTGAGGATGTAGCGAACGTCCTCTACAGAGCCGATTTCCTCAGCACAAAGCGGCTGCACAGTGCCGTACTCAACAACCGACTTAAAACCAGCCAGGCCGCGAATGTCTGCCTCAAGGTCCGTGTGAGCAAACGCCACATAACATGCCTCAATCGGGCGAGTACCAACCTTCACAGAAGCGGAGAGCATCTTAGTGAGCTTTTTACCCTTCGCATTTTTCAATGCGCGAGTAGCTTTACGCTGCACATTTAACGTGAGCTTGGTATTTACCGCTGAACGCACCGCGCCGTTCGCAAACACAGCATTAGAGCCGCCGATGATTGCGCCGATAACGATCTTTTCGACCGTCTCAGCAGCTTGCTCACCAGACAGCATGGTCATATCAGACAACACCGGGTCTTCGTGGGTATCTTCCACTCGATCAGTGAAGCGCGCGTAAGAGCCGTACTGCGCAAGCGTAAATGTCACGTCCTCGTATTCCAGCTTCAGCGGAGAAGGCTTAACACCTTCAGTTAAGGGAGTGGTAGCGAGAGGCCAAGGCTTGGCGCGGCGCATCTTGATTGATTGGCCCTTGTTTTTTGGAATTGGGCGAGACTGTCCAAATTTCGCAACAACAAGAACAGGGTCGGCATGCTTGAGTGCTTTCACATCCAAATGCACACCAACGCGTGGGGGAATATCACCGTATAAAGTATCGCCTGTAGGCATGATTTACGTCCTCAAATAACGGATTAAAGTTTTCCGCTGTCCGCAAGTGCCGCCGCGTGCTCAAACAACGCATCGCGATCACCGCCCGGAGCACTTGAGCGCAACGCGCCCTCACTCGGCAGTGATGCAAGGTCATCAATTGAGCGATGAACAACGGAGGTTTTAGTTTGCGTAGCGGGAGTCTTGTAGTTCGGGTTTGATTGCTTGAAGTAAGTAATTGCCGCCGACACATCAGCCGCCGAATCACTAAACGCCAGATCTTTCACTGCTGCTGGCTGCGAATTTATCCACGACGCAAACAAAGGATTGCCGTCAATCTCTTCGTAGTCCGGGTGGATCGTTTTTAACGACTCAATTTCAGCCGCCTCACGCGCTTGCGCTTCTTGGTGCTGCGCAGGCGTGAGCACTTTTTCTTGCACTGTGCCGCGCAGCTTTACCAGCTCAGCATGCGTGTCCTTTGCAAACTTGACCAAATTTCCCAGCTCAGGAATCTCATCAAGCAGCGCAGAATCCAGCTGCAATTCTTCAATTTGTTCTTCAATTTTTTCAGCAGCTTTGGTGTCGCCCTTGCCTTGCCTTTGCAGCTCCGCCAATTGTTTTTGGAGTGCGCTAACACGGCCCGAATCGCTTGCTACTTTGTGTTCCAGCTCTTGAAATCTTTTCTGTGCAGCAGGAGGAAGAGAACTAATATCAAAAACATCGTCCTGACTATCAGTAGCAGCTGGTTGCGCGCTCGCATCAGCATCGCCATGAACATCAGTGGCAACATCTTTGGTGTCTTCGTCACTTGCATCATCAAAGGTTTCCAGTGGGGCCTCACTATTCTCTGAGTCCAAGGTGTTTGCTGCTTCGTCAAACACGTCGTCGAGATTAAGAGAATCACTGTTTTGGTTTACGGTAGACATAAAAAATCCTCGCCGCCGTCGCGTGAGCAAGGGCAGTTGTTGGAAGTTGGTTAAAGGGAATTAATAAAACGGATTGATGGAAATCTTTGCGCAGCGATCTTTGTCGTGCTCAATAACGGATTTGAGAGCGCTGATTTTTCCGCGCAGCATTGGAATTTTTTCGGGCGGACAAGTCTCACTACACAGCTCGCGCACGCTCTCTTGAATGCCCATCACTGCTTTGTTGAAGGTTGCGATCCATTCGTTCGAGTGGAAATTAAAAGGCTGTGACATTATTTACCGTCCAACCCAAAGTTGGCAGTCATGCCCTCTGCCTGCTTAACCTGCAGTTCAGCCTGGAACATGGATTTTTTCAGATCCAGATTCCAGCCAGCCTCTTGCAATTTCGCCTCAAGTTGCGCGAGTGTCATATTCTCGCGGCTGGCCATCTCAAGCATGGCGTGCTGAATTTTCATCTGCGCAATTTCAAACTGCAGATTGTTTTCCTGTCCGCGAATTTCTGCCTCGATTTCCAGTTCGCGAATGCGGTTTTCTGCGCGAAGCTTCTCGGCGGTGATGCGCGGGTCTTCTTGCTGCTGCCCGCCCTCTTCCGCTTGCTTGCGCGCTTGCTCTTGCTCGGAGGTAAGCTGGTCATCAGTCTTGAGAATGTCATCAGGGTTGATGTGCATGGCCTGAACGGCTTTGCGCAGCGCATCAAGCCCGCCCGTTTTGAGGAATGTAGAGAGTATTGGGTGGCCAGCATATTTATCGATGAGAGCAATCAACGTTTGCGCCTGCTGCTCTTTCATCAGTAGCGCACTGGTGCCGCGTGCGCGAACCTGCAAATCACCCTTGATAGACTCGTCTTTATTAAACTGCATGTTCCAGTTGTAAAAGCGGGTGATCATTGGGACGGTAACATCGTCATCCCAGTTTTTAACCTGGTGGCGTCGCTCGGAGTTGGCGGCATTCATCAGCATGGACATACCGCCGACAGTTGGCGTAACTTCGCCCTGCTCGCCCTGCTGAATTGCAGGCAATCCGGTTTCTTCGTCGAGCTGGCCTTTTGCAAGCGTGTAGATGTTTGCAATTTCGTTTTGAAATGAAGGAAAAGGAAACACACCGAACGCCTCATTCACTTTCAAATTCGGGTCGGTCTTTCTCCAGCGCCCCCATGGCACGATCTTTCCGCCGTCCATCGATTCAATGCGCGAATCAAATACAACTTGTGGCCCGGCCGCCTTGGTCGCGTTATCCAGCATCAAGCGCCACGCAGTATTAATCACCGCCTGAGGGTGTCGCGCAGCGCGAGGAATCCCGATACCGAAAATACAATTGGGGTCTTTTTCCCAGCAAAAAACCGAGTACGGCCAATCCTCGGTCTCCATGGGATTAATTGCAGCTTTTAGCACTTCGCCGCCGCAGAAAATAACAATCCCGTCGTATTCGTTTTCGGCTTTTTCTGCATGCTCCGGCTTGATTAACCCCGCAGCAATCAGCACGCTTTTTTCAATCGGGCCGCGATAAGTCCACACTTCATAGCGCTGATCATCGACCATTGAGATGATGCCGCTCAGCTCGCGCAGCGTAGAAACATGCTCGCTGAAATTCTGTGTTGATTTTGGGCTGACTTCGTTTAGCAGACGATTCAGTGCGGGCTTTAAAATACCTTGGCGACGGCGCAACGTCTTGAGCGTCTTTTTGCTCATGTACGCGCGCTCAAAAATCTCGTTGCACTCTTGAATTTCTTTTGCTGCCAAATCAGGGAAAAAATCCCACAGCGGAACATGGCGAACGCGCGGGCGCTTGTCAGTGGTGAATGCTGCACGCATTTGCCCGGTATTTGGATCTTTAACCCACGTCGCCTTCTCGCGCATTTCAACTTCGGGTCCACAGAGAACGCCAGTGCCGAGAATAGCGGCATACTCAATAGCATCACGACAAGCTGCGTTGTATTTGCACTCGACCAACTGGTCGTCTATCGCAACCTCCATTTTCTTGGCGCACTCTTCGGCTTGCTCCATTTCCATTTTCGCAAGGTCGCCAGTGGTAAGCGGGTCTTTATTGTCCTTAAACCGAAGCTTGTCTCCGTTTGGCAACACAACAGGCTCCTTACCCTGCGACGCCTCCGCCAAATCAGGATCTGGCGTTGGGCTTATGCCGTAGTTTTTATCGTCGCTCGGAAACAGCATATCGATGAGCTGCGCCGTTCCGTTTTTAGTTTTTGACTTGGTGATGTTGACGAATATTCTGCTGCCGCCCTCAGGCATTGCCGCCAAAGTTTCAGGGCTATACATGCCTTTGTACTGCCGATAGTCCTCAACCCATTCGCGCTCAATCTCAAGTCGCAGCTGGCAAAGATTGGCAACGCGCTTCTGCAGACCAGCACCAAAAAGAGCTAAATGATCAGCGTGCCCACTGCTTGATTCATCAGTAGGAATATCGATTTCGTCAGTCATCAATTAATAGCCGGTGAGTTTGTCTGCCACGCTGCGAGGCGTGCTTTGTGTTTTAGATGGGAGTGCGTGAGCGAGATGCTCGGGTCTTGCAATCATGCAGAGGTATTGCAACGCATCATGCGGATGCGAGAAACGATTCTTGTTCGGCATATCGCGAAAGCGTGCTTCAGCTCCGCCCACTTGAATGCGCTCGAATTTGTAACCGCCAGCAAAGCCTTTTCTAAGCACCGGGCAGTTAACGCCGATGGAGAATGCAGGCAGTGCTCGTCCAACCAAATTGGATAACCACCAGCGAACAGCACCAAGGCGCGGCTCTAGTGAGTTGCTTGGTGCCGGTATAACGTCATAGCCAGCGGTGCGCAAAATATCAAAGCAGCTTCGCTCGTCGTTGTCTGAACCCTTCACGCCGGACGGGTCACCAACAACAACTCTTTCAAAGCCGCGATACTTGCGTGCAACTAACGGATTAACGCAGTCCTTTAGGAAGCCCTCAAGACCCATGCGATCCGTGGTCACTTCATCCAGGATGCGAAGCTGACCAGTTGCTTGAACCTGACCAACAACAAGCGCCGGGGTTAAACCGAAGTCAAAGGCCATGATGATTGGCAGGCCTTTGATTGGCAGGAATTCATTGGGTGAATTGTGGATCTGCTCGTTGTAGTGATCGCCGTAAACGGGCTTACCGTCTTCAGTGGTAGCAAATTCATTCAACACGAACGCCTTGATCCAGTTCTTTTGCTTGCCGCCCAACATGTCAAGCCAATAGTCATAGCCTTTAACATGATTTCTAACGTTCTCGGCTTTTGGGTTTGGAACATAACGGCCATCTGGAAGCAGCAGCAATGCACCAGGCTGCGCGAAGAATTCCCACTTGTTTGGAGTGGCAACGCATTCATATTCGTACCACCAGTGATCATCATCAGGGCTGTTTGTGTCCATGATCACGCCGTTCCAAGTGGCGCCGCCGTCCTTCATTGACGGGTAGCGCCCTACACGCTGGGTGACACCATCAAGAATGGATTTGTGAATCTCTTTTGCTTCGTTAATGAATGCCCCGGTCAATTCGAGCGAGAGCAATTTTTTAACGTCCTTGGGATTATCCAAAGCGAGGAAAATAAACTCGGCGACGACAGTAGTGCCATCAGCGAGAGGCAGAGTGAGATTGCCAGTGATGGGCGCATCATACTTAAACGGGCATATCTGCTCCGGCACCCAATCCTGAAACGTTTTAATAACCGTCGATTTCAACTCAGGATAAGTGTTGCGGATTAGCGCCCAACGAGTGCGACGCAACTTGCTTGAGTCTGGCGCTTGCTGAACCGCCTTTGATAGCAGCTCAATAACACAAGCAACCGACTTGCCCCCACCCACTGGGCCGCGAAGCCCTCGAACAAATGCCTTTGAGGCGTGAAACTTTACCGCCGTCGGGCTTGCGCAGTAGCGAATCGCAATGCGCTGTGGGTTACTGGGCTCCACCAAGGTTTAACTCGAATGTCACAACCGACTTGTTCGTGTTGTCAGTTTTAATTGATGCCAGGTGACCATCCATTTTGTTGAGCTCTGCAATAGCACCGATAGCACCCTTTGCATTGAAGGTGTACCCAACCAATTCTCTATCTTCGCCGTAACCTTCGTATTCCGGCACAACCTCTTGAACACAGCGCTGTGCAATCTCCCAAAGCATCTTTTTCTTTTGCTCAAGTGTGCCTATTTGCTTGGGCAATGACTCAAGTTGAGCAATCTTTTGGAAGAGAGTTCTGTACTGGGCAATAGCTGGGCAGCGGTCAATTGCTTTTTGTGCATCTGCTGAAGGCTTTCTGCTCTTATAACCAGCATCAATGTAGGCCTGCTCCTGCCCTTTTCCTGATGCCAACTCTTTTGCGAATGCCAATTGGTTTGGTGATTTAAAGCCTGCAGCCAGATCGGCTAATTCGGATTTGAGAGTGGTCAACTCATCACTCATCAGTACTGCTCGCCAGCTGCATGCAACGTAGTATCCACAGCAGCATCGATAAGCTCGCGCTCCAATATCCGCAACTCGCCAATCAACAGGATTGGGCTTCCGATCGTGTAGTTATTGCCTGTGCAGCCGTCCGCTGTCACCAAGGCGGCCGCACAGGAAACAATCTTTCCAGCCTTTGCCATAGACAGAAGGTCTTCGAGCATTGCGACTACAGCCGGGACCGGCTCCATTACGGGGATGGGCACAATGTTCATGCTTACTGCAATTTCTCTTTGAGCGCATAACCCATCAAGGGCCAAATCTTGCTGATTGCATTTTGACGAGCGATTTTACGGCCCATCTCAGCATCGAAGTTTTCAGGGCTGGCGCAAGCGCTCTCACCAGTGACGGTGAATCCGTTGCGCAACACAAGTACGCAAAATGTCAGCAGCCCAAGAGGGTTGCCGTAAGGGGCGGATTGTCCGCTAGCCGTATCGACGCCATTTATGCGCTGATGAAGCTGAAGCACATTCATAGCACCCGAAACACCATGCTCAGCAGTGAAGAAGTGCTCACTAAAAATTGCCGCCTCAATATCAGCAGGGGTTACTCGCGGAGCGGTCAAACCCTTTGCCTGAATCTCTTGTTCAATTTGGTTATCTGTACTCATTACTCAACACACCCAGCCATAGCAGCCTGCAATTGCCCAATGAAGATAATGCGCTGGTGCCTATCCACCATGTACGCATCGGTGATTACCTCCAGCGAGTCGGTGGGCTTTAGCTTATCCACCTCAAACACCGGAGCCTTTGGAATTTCTTTAACGCACTTAACCGGTACCGGGACATTCACAATCTTGGTTTCAATGCGAGGCGGAACGCTGCTACAAGCACATAGCGTGAAAAGCACTAGTGTCAGTGCTGCTACTCTTGCCAGAATTCTCATAGCAGCGCGTCCTTGAGCATCTTTTGGCGGATATTCTCTAATCGCACACCTGAATCACTTGATACAGAGGAATGCTGAGCGCTACGAATTCCCAAAATCCGCCGCTCTTCTTCCTCAACAAGTGGTTTTAGTTCCGCCAAAGCCTGTTCTGATTTATCAATTGCCCTGTCCGTTTCATCAGCAAGAGAATCAATTGCATCGTTTTGTATGCGGACAGCGGTATCCAATACGGCTGTATTTTTATCCAGTGTCGCAATGGTTTTGTTCGCCTCACCAACCTGGTGCTTCAGCTGCCAAATATGGATGCTTGCGCCCCCAATTATGGCCAGCGCAACGATCAGCACCACGACCAAAACAACATTAACAACCCTATCGGCTACCATTGAACCCTCCGCAAAATTTGTATTCATCGTGGCGGCGATTAGCCAAACCTTGAACGAATTTGTATTCAGGCTTGCCATTGATGATTTTTCCAGTCTTTACGAATGACCACACCGGGCGCCCTTCGTCAGACCGATATAGGCGCTGGCAGCCAAGCTCCCAGTTACCGGAATTCCATGCCTGCATTGCCAGGCTGCTGCATGTGTTCGCCACCCCGTTATTCCAAGCATGGGAGCTGGCGGCATCGAAAACGAATTGAGAAGGGGAATGCTTGAAGCACTTAATCAAGCGCGATTGAACTTTGGTAATTGCCTTGCGCTCTTCAGCTTCGCATTTTGATTTTGACCAAACCTCACCAACAATGATTGGTGTGTCGGTCACATGCTTGGTCAGTCCACGGCAAACAGTTGGCAATCCGCCAGCGAGCTTGTCAGCGTAAACCGTGTATTGGCTCTCGCCTTCCCACTTACCAAGGAATGCAACAAGTGAGGCAGACGCAAAAATAAGTGCGGCGCCGGTCTTCGCAAAATTATTCAACGCCGAATAACCGCTTGCGACGCATTTCAGATTCAACGCTCTCTCTTCGGTCGCGACGCCACTGGAAATACAGCGATGTAAAATAACCTACGAACGCAAGAAACAACCCTCCCAGTGCGCATATACCCGCAACATCAAGCGAGCCTGTACCAGTAACAAATTCGACAACCCCGGCCTTTTCCGCCGCGCCCGTAACGCCAGCAGCAACGCCACCACCGACCGTCAGTTTTTGGCTGGCGCCGATAGTAATTGCTTCAACGCTGTGTTGAGTGGACGACATAAATACTTTCCTGCGGGCAATAAAAAACCCGCCGAGATTGCTCTGGGCGGGCTGGTTAATTTGTTTCGGGGCGTTAATCCCCAAGATGACTAAATCATAGCAGGAAGATGTATTTTTGCAATACAAATCAAATCGTTATCGCAATTATAAATACAGTTAATAATAGCGGTTAAATCGATAGCGCAATTGGAGATATACGGCTCAGGCCGTTTATTCCGCTGTTA